CATAGCTTGCTCGCAAGCGACTTCTTCTGATCAAGATTCAGAATTGCCTGCTGTGAGGGCTTATGGGCAGAGCGCTCTGACCTTCTGTCTGTTTCAACGTAGATCCACTTGTTTTTTATCGCGCTGAACTTATAGAGCCGCGCTGCAATCTTCAACTTCGGATCGTACTCCAAGCGGAAGTACTCCCCATCAGTAGCGGCTGAAACATCAGGCAGCTTGAAGCCCGAGGTGTAGGCGGCCCCGTCAGGTGGGAGGCCGTCCTCTACGTAAGGTCCAACCCCGCCATAGGAGCCAGGCAGGTTGTTGCGGTTGGTGCCATCTGCAAACTCCCTAACGTTGGTGCCCTTCTCAGGCACCTTCTGCTGGGCTTCAGCTTGGTTGGCTTCAGATGCCGTCAGGGTATCGGTCTGTATCTGTTGAATTCCTTCAAAGAAGGAACCGTCATCTACCACGTACTTCTGCGTGTCCACTGTTCCGAGGATGTCGCGGTGCTCTTGTCCAGGAATGAGCTGCTGGGCCTGAAAGCGGTATATGATGGGCTTCCATGACGGAGTATAGCCCTCTGCTGCCCAGGAAACGTCAGTCACCTCTAGGAACTTTCGAACTGGTCGAAGGTTGTGGTCGTACTGAAGCTCAGCTGGAAGCTCAAGCACGTCACCAACCACTATTGGTCTTCCCAGCTTTTGAATCATGGTGCCAAAGTGAGTAGTGAAGCTGTACATGTCCGCGATCTGAAAGCCAAACTTACCCAAGTCAGAGGCTGCATCTGTTGGTGTGTAGGCTACCTTGAGCTGAATGGAGGCCTGAGCGTAGTCACGATCGCGGTTCTCCATGAAGAGGGTGTCTTGAATGTCATCCAATCGAGTCTGCTGGTAATCGAAGAGCTCCAGCTTCTGCACCACCCATGGCAGGTTCGGAGTGACTCCAGCGAATGAAGTGGGCACCAGTCTCCAGTAGCGGCTGGCACTTGACTGCTTAATCCTAACCAGAACAGGGGTTGGAATGTTAGGAAGGTTGACGACATCAACTCGAAACCAGTCGAGCTCGACCTCCGCCGTGAACATGTCTCCAGCCACAAAGGCTGTGCTTCCAGCGGTGATGGTGAAGGAGCCAAGCAGGGTGTTGAAGCGCTGCCCGACTGTAGCAATACCAAGAACGCTGGTGCCGGCGGAAGAGGTAAAGGAGACAATGAACTGGGTTGGGCTTGTCGCCACCGCTGTTAGAATTCCAGGGATTGAGTCTCTGCCCGGGGTAAAGCTGCCGAAGGAGCCATTCCCTGTCCCAGTGAAGAGAATCTTGTCGGGGTCAACCTTTAGCCGCCCATCGCTTCGCTCAACTCTAACCTGCAAAGCCCGAGTGAGAGCATCAGTTCCCTGTTGAATTCGAAAGGAGGTGATGTGCTGGGAATCAGGCACCCCCGGCAGCGTTTCCTCCTGCCCAAAGCTGGTCTTTCGGGTTCCAAAGTCATACCCTAGGTAGGCTGGGGAAGTAAGCACGTCCATTCCAGTTTCAGCGCTAACCCATTCAGCCGCGAGGGCGTCAAAGGCATTCTCTGGACTGCCAGAGCCAAGAGGGTGCCCATTTCCAGTCAGGTCAATCAGCTTTCCCTGCTCGTGAATTCCGAGGAGCTTGAAGACGTTGAGCGGCGCGCCCGAGATGTTAAGGTTTTCCGCCGCTAGAGATTCCTGGTACTGCCTCTCAGCCGCAACACAGTCGCCCTCGGTAAGACTCCAGTCACCAATGCACACCTCAGGTGGAACGTAGGACGGGACAGGGGCGAGCCCACCCCCATCTGGCGTGTTGACAGAACCTGCCCCCTCAGGGCAGGTAGTTATTGGAAGAGGGCTAGGTGTAGGCATTACAGCGCAAATGGATCGGTGAATACTAATTGATCGTCGCGCATCATTACATTTTCTTCGTGAATGTCATGTGCATCGTGCTTGGCAAAAAGACGAGCTATCTCACGGACGTGCTTGTCTTTGGTGTACTTGGCTATGGCAGCCCATTCTTCTTTATCCCAATCTAGAAATTGGCGCTGTTCGGAGGCATCGAGGTTTGTTTCTTCTTCCCACATAGGAAGATCCTCACCGCACGTTGCCAGCATCTGCTGAACAGCTTTTGACTGCTGGGTTTTACTCGCCTTTCTAAGCTTCTGAAAGAAGACGATAGTTGCAGTTTTATCTGGCCTGTGGTTCAACTCCTGCTGCCACTTATAGGTGTGCAGCTTAACCTTTTGCATTGAGATAATCTTTGGCACCCACGGATTGCTTTGATGGGCCTTGCACCACTTAATGTACATCTCATATACTGGATCATCAAGGAAGATCTTGACGGCGACGTTGTGATACACTGGGTGCTGGAACACTTTCCCATATGCTCCCGTCCCAAGCGCGCGTATGCCAAGTGACCTCGTGAGGCGCCTGGTGTATTCGCCTAGTGTTTCTTCAGTGATAAGGTCCTGTAGCTTCATGTGTTCTCAATTGAGGTGTGGTATGTATTTAGCGCACTTCAGCTACGTCACCCAATCAAAAACGACGCGTTGCCCTTCCCAATCAACCCACCAAACTCGTAGTTCAGCAGCTGCTCCCGGAGCTCTGTCTGGTCCTGTCGGGCTTCTGAAATCAAGAGCTCTCCATTGAGGTTGATAGCTCCAGCTGGCCCAGGAGTTCCTGAGCTGTACTTGCTGCGAATCATACCGAGGATGTACTTGCACTCCGCAATTGCGTAGTTCTGCAGAAACTGCTTGCACCACCTGTCAAGAAGCAGCTCCTGCTCGGTCCGCTCCATCTGGCACTCAATAATCACCTTCTCGTTTCTTGAGATCTTTCGGCTTATAAAGAGCTGCCGAGTTGCCTCGTCCCAGAGAAATGGCATGTCGCCCGCAAAGATGCGCTGAAACTCCTCTGACAGGTTGTGAAGCAGGTGGATTGACAAAATGTCGGTATAGCCTGCGCTGTAGTACTGGTTGAGGAACGTTTGGAAGTAGATGTTGCTGTCCCAGCTCAAAGCCTCAGCTCCAAGAATATTGAGCCGGTGAATCTTGTTGACGCTGACAATTCTATCTGTCTTTGAAACTGGATCATTCAGGTAGTACGTCTGTTGCCCATCGAGCAGAGTGAAGAGAACGTACTGCATGCGGTAGGCGTGGTCTGAGAGCTGACGGTAGGTGTCCAGGGCATTGTCGATGGCAACGTTGAAGTGCTCTTCCTTGAGCTCAGTGCAAACTGTCGGCCAGCCTAGCTCCGCCTTAATGATGTTGATCAGGCGGACGCGCTCGTCATATGAGCCGTCCGTACCGATCGCGATCTTATCAGTGGTAGGTGTTCCTTCCTGGTCGGTATTTGCCTGGACCCACTCAGTCCCAGTCCAGACATTTAGCTGCTGGGTGGTGGTATTGTAGAACAGCATACCAACGTACGGGTTTGGGAGAGCCACCGGCTCGGCCTGCAGAGGAACGGTGAAGGCTGGAGTAAATGGGCCGCCAGGAATTGGCCCAAAGAGGCTGTTTGCCGCCGATGGGTAGACCCAGCTTGTTCCATCCCAGTACTGCCCTCTGCCAGTAGTGTAGTTCCAAACAAAGTCACCAGCTGCCGGGGTTTCTGGCAGGTTAGTTCTTGAGGTAACAGAGGCGAGAGGAATCCAGCTCAATCCCTGTCTAAGTTGCAGGTTAGTAGAATCTGCCTTTGTCCATTTGGTCCCGTTGAAGACCATCAGCGCGTTCTGATACGTGTAGAAGTACGTCTGACCGAGAGTTCCAGGATTGGTGGCACCAGTGGGGATTGCATCGGAGCGCGACGGAATCCAAACGCTACCGTCCCAGTACTGCACCACCCCGAGCCCCGTGTCGAAATACACCATGTTCGGTGTTGGAGCCAGCGGGGCAGAAGGCAGAGTTGGAATGCTGCCGGTGTAGGTGGTACTGTCCTTCTCGATTCTAGAAGATTCAAGAGGATAGGACTGAACTCCAATAGGGTAGTACTGGAGAACGTTTGATGAAGGGTGAATCGAGGCGTAGTAGACCTGGTTTGGCAGGGTGTTTGAAATGTCGATCGAGAACGACCGCTTACCCGCTGTC